TAATCTTCTTTAATGTTTATCCAGAAATCAACAGACCAAGTATCTCTTTGGCTCAAATCTAAAGCTAAACTCGCCTCTGTTTTAATAAAGCCTCCGTCAAAATGGCCCATGCCAGAATCTTCAACAAGAAAATTCATTTCGACACCTGTTTGAATAGAAGCGTCAGTTACAGGAATCAATCCGTAATAAACTCCAGTTCTTAAATAAGCAGGGGTATCACTTTCAAAGTGTTCTGGAGATGTTAAATTTATATTTTGTATTGATAAAGACTCTAAAACAGAGTCATTGTATAAATAACCACTGTTGCCTGTTGTCACGCAGTGCTGAAAACAATTATTAGCAACGCAAAAGTCTATCTCTGGATTGGGCAATATAAAAAACCCTTGGCCAGTGCTTGAGGATGGTGTTACTGTACAACTCATTGTTTATTATTCAGGCTGATTACAAATACTAGTCATTCTATTTACTCCTGTGGTTTGAATATTCACAGGAGGCATTGGTGGGGAAGATGGCGCACCCTTTGGCGGGTAGTTTGATCCTGGATTTATTGTCGGGCCAAAATTCCTTGTTGTGCTTGGCGGTAGCGTTGGCACTGTAATAGTAATAGGTGGAGGGCTGCCTGGTGCTAGTGGAGTTGGGGAGATTGGCTGTTTAGGATTAACGTGTGTTGGTGGAATTGGAAAACTAGGTGTTTGGGGTTTTGGCCCTTGCGTAGTGAGTTCCGTTGCTGGAAAAAGACAAATACAATAAAGAACACCATCAATAGTTTCCATTGGAACTGGTCTCATACGGTCAGCGGTATTAAGAGTCGTAGGAATACCGATTCCGATGGATGGAGTTACATTTGTTTTTGGCGTTGGAGAAATGGCTAAAGACACAGTCTCTCCTGGTCTAGCTGCGGTTGTAGGGCTTGGGTTACCTCTTGGGATGCCGCCAAGGGTGTTTGTTAATCCTGGTATATTTGGTGTTACGGGTTTTGAGATTCCAACATTTACGTTACCAGGATTTTCGGGATTACCCATATTAACAATCGGTGTACCTTTTAAGGTTCCACGTAAAGGATTTCCATTACCATCTGTACAATTCTTTTTTATGCCTTGGACTTTTGAATATAGAGACTTGTTTTGTTTTATTGATGTTGTATTTGGTCTAAACTGTCTTTGCAAGAAAGGGCTAGTTTCATTGACTAGTGCTATTCTTGAGTATCCTGCTTTGGTGGCTTTACCAATTTTTGAATGTGGTTTTTCTGGATAACAAACCAGAACTCTTAAATTCGTCTCATTTTCTGTTTCTTTTGATTGTGGTATTACATTTTTTTGCAAATGCTCTTCACTTTGTAAACTCTTTCCAGCGTATCTTGATTGGATATCGGCTGGAATAGGGGTTGCAGCAAAAAACCCTTGAGCAGCTTGATTTGGTTGACAAGCTCTTCGTGGGTGGTCTCCTGTGTCGTAAGGCCAAGTTCCACCAGGTAAGTGGGTGTTACTTGCATTTCGTCCATGCCCACAAGTAACACTAGCGTTTGGAATATTGGGATTGTTATAATTAGGTGGGGTGACTGTTATTTGTCCTGGCCCACTTCCACCCGCTACACCTTTTCGTGGGCCAACTGGTTGACCTAAAGATGTAGAGTATATATCGGTGGGTGGCCCAATAAAATCAGCTAAGATTATATTTATATCTTCTCCAGCCGCTACTGCTTCACTGCACTTCGGGTCATCATCTCCTGTACAAAAACCAGTTAGTCCTTGCATCCCAGAATTCATTGCCTGATCTGTAAAGAGGGTCTTTAATAAAACTGGTTGAAAATCAGGTGATTCAATATCTAAAAATTTATGATGCCCACTATAATACAAAAGATAGGCTTGTTCACATCCGCTCAAATGCCCACTTCCAGCGTTAAAATATTCTAAGCACTCATCAATCTCTGGCCCCATTGGCTCATACATTACAACAATCGGTGGGCTATTTAATCCTGAAGGGGTCGATCCAGTTACACCACTTTGGTATAAATTTTCCCCCATGAAATTAATTTGATTGTTTACTGATGAAGAGAGTGATGCTATATCAATTTCTAGAGAGGTTTCTGTTACAAAACCAGAGCCTACATTTTGTGGTTTAATATCAATATCACTATTATTAACGCCATAAAATCCACTTTGAATTTTTGGCCCAAAAAATGCAAGTCCACTTTTTGAGTCTGTGCTAGAAGTACCTGTTAAATCAGCTATTCCAGAAATACCAGTTATTGTTTCTAATATTCCTATAAGTTCAACTGGCGCGACAACATTTCCAGCAGATTTAATTCCAGTAATTAATGGGTCTGGAGCCTGAATGAAATAAACGCCTGTGTTATTGTAATAACCAGATTCGTTTAATGATACTGTTTTAAGATTTTTTGAAATTTGTACAGGGCCAGTTAAAGCATCAACAGGAACATTTCCACTTAGCAATGTATTGTCTTGAATGCCGCTTCCAGTAACTTTTTCAAAAACGCCAGTTGCGTTTTCACCCCCAAAAGAAACTAAATACCCGCTACCTGAAACACTAATTCCATCATCATTCTTAAACATTCCAGTTGCGTAATGCATCAACTCATCAAAGAAAAATTGCCCAGAAATTAAACAAAATTCACCACCTTCTCCAATCGGAGGATAAAATCCTGTTATATTTATTTTAGGCTCAACTCTTAGGGTTGAAAAATTACTTGAAACACCAGTACCAAAAACCTTTATTTGTCCATCAAAATTTCCAGAAGGTAAATTAAAATTCAACCCAGTATTATTAACTACAGAGAAATCAAGATAAACAGAATCAGAACCAAAACCAGTACCAGATAATTGATAATGACCAGTTACAACATTAGAAAGCCCAGTTAGATTTGAATAACCGCTTATGTCTTGTATTACTAAACCAGTTAAACCTAAAAATCCATCACCCTTAACAGAGACTTGTACCCCAGATATTCCAGAATTTGGTGTGAATTGTTGTACTTGGGGAATTGGCGTAAAGTTAATTGGTTCTCCACTCGCTCCCGAAGCATATCCAGAAATATTTCTTGTTTCAGAAATAACAATTAAAGGATTTGGGTAGCAATTATTTTTCCATTTATCTCTTTGTCCAGTTGTCAACAAAGAATTAAAAGAAGGTACAGTAGCAGAAATTAAATTTGGATTTACAACTTGGAACTCACTAGCAACACCACTTACACCACCGAAACGAACTTCACTAATATCAAAAAATTGATTCCCAGAACCAGAAATCAAAACCTTGTCACCGAAGTTTCCTGTTGTGTTTAATAATTGCATTTTCTAAGCGTTCCAAAATGAAGTATCATTTGTAACTTCAAAAGTAGTTGCTGTTTTTGTTTTTCCGCCTAAAGTCTGCACTGTTATGTAACCGTCTATAGCTTTTGGGGGAACGTATGTTATTAACTCTGTATGCTCGGACGTTTTAACTACGTCAAATCCAGTAGCAACATCATTTCTAAAATCTATTCTAACAGCGTCTTCTAAAAAACTTCCTGTTAACGACACTATTTCTCCGACAGCCCCTTGACTACTAAACCCTGTAACTTTTGGCGCATTATCAAGACTGTTTTGTATCAAAGAAATCTTAGTTGTTATTTTACTTCCAGCAGAAGCATCATAAGTTTGGGTGTTTAAAGTGCCTCTGATTTTATAAGTCTCTTTTGTGTTATCTCCGCTATCTTTTAAATTAATTGATATTTCTCCTTTTTCTCCAGAGAAGCTTACGCCATTTGCTAGTGAGTAACTTGTAAAATTAATCGATGTTTGCTTTGTGCCAAATCTAACTTCCTTTGGTAAAATTTCATCTACTATATAAACAGGGTCTATTTGAGAAGTGAAACTATAAGACGCATTTGCTATTATTGAGTCAGAAACAACTACCCCAGAATAATCACTAACCTGACAATCAGAAAAATTTAAAAATTGTTTTTTTACATTATCATCTCTTTCAGGCTTTGGAGTAAATGTACCTGAGACTCCACCGTAAAACTGTATCTGGGCGTTTACCAGAACAGGTCTATAATTCTCAAAACCAAAAGAATAACTTGTAAGATAACCACTTTTAAACTCTAAACCAGCAAAATCACCAGATAAGCTGCTTTTTTCATTAGCCATGAACTCTTTAAGTGGGTCTTCTCCAGTTAAATAGTAAGAAAAAGACAAGCTCCCATCAATATCCCCATTAGATTTAAAGTCAAAGCTACTTCGATCAGAAGTCAAATAAACAGGATCAATCTTTGAGGATAAATTTATTCCTACGCTTTCACAAAAATAAGGTGAAGCGTTCCCTGTAGAAGCCCCTATCTGTAACTTGGCGTTATTATAGTTAAAATAAGCCACCTTTAACCTTTTTCCTTAATTAATTACACATTTATTGATGAAAGTTGATGTTTTAATTTTTGATAATTCAACCATTTTTTCTTTTTAACTTCTTCGTCTTGAATTCTTGAAGCTGTACCGTCTCCTGCGTTGTAATAACATGAAATAACATCATCAATTGCAAAAATAGGAATTTTATAAGTAAATAATTCATCCCAAAGCAAAATATCCTCATACGGAGAAGCTTTGCTGTAAAAAAGCTCTCCATCATCAGGGATTATCGAGCTATGAATAAGTGTCGCCCAAGGGCCAAATGTTCTTTTGTACGCCGAAAGGCTTGCTGGCTTAAATTCAACCTCAGAATTTCTACAATAGTACCAACTCCCCACTAAAATTGGCATATTGTACTGTTTTGCAGCTATCGGCAGGTAAGTAGCTCGATCTTTAGTAAAAATGTCATCAGCATCAGAAAGAAAAATACCATCATATTCATCTTTGTATTTTAAAGACTCTTTAATTATTCTATTCTTAGCTGCTCCAACCGAATCGGCCTTATCAAACTCAAATATATTATATAACTTAGCGTTTGTGTTTTTTGAGAACTTTTTAACTATTTTTAATGTATCATCATTGCTACAATCATCAGCAAAGTTCATAATCCAATCTTTGCCGTCCATTGCGGCCTCGATTCTTTCTAAGGTTATTGGGAGCCAATCAGCCGAATTATAAGAAGTTATTACGACTTGGAATTTATTTTTTGTCCAATTTTTTTGATTTTGAAAATTTCCTAGCTTTTGACTGAAAATTGAATATCTATCTAAAAAATCTTTCACTAATAAATTATATAGATTTTTTGTCAAAATGACTATTAAAAGTGTAAAATAATAAAGGAAAAAGGTAAATGGCTTCTATATATGATGCAATCAATACTTGGAGTGCTGCTAGTTATTTAAAAAATGATATTGTTAGCACTGCAAACGACGAGGGTGAGGTTTACTACTGGTATGCCGTTGATGACTTCTCTAGCTCAGTACCCCCAACTGTTGCAAGTAACGATTGGATTGGTCGGGGGCTGCTAAATACTGCTGGTGTGTCATCAAACCTTCCAGAGTTCAACTGGAAACCTTCTTACAACGCATCTACCAAGATAGAGCCTAGAGTTCTAAATGTTAGATTTGGAGATGGATACGAGCAAAGAATGGCCGATGGCATAAACAATAAGTTGCTTGTTTTAAATTTAACATTTGACAAAAGAAACGAAAAAGAAACTTTAGCCATAAATCATTTTTTAAATATTAGGGGTGGAGCAGAAGCCTTTATCTTTACTCCTCCGTCGCCTTTTTCAGCAAGAAAGAAATTTATCTGTAAAAAGTTTAGCACGAACTACGTGTTTTATGACAACTATACTATTTCTGCTACGTTTGAAGAGACCCCTAATTAAAAATGGCTGATATATTTAAAAACTCTGGGCCTGACGGCAATTTTAGGGCTGGTGGTAAATTGATGACCACTAGCGAAGCTCAATCATCGCTTAAAAAACTAAATTCAGAGGCTACAGATTTAGAACCTACAGCATTAGTTCAGTTGTTTGAAATTGATGTTAGTGAAATTCTTTTTGGTGAAAGGTTAGAAAAGAATTTATCGTACAATGCTCAAAATGTAAATGGCCAAGGTCAAGGGTTTGATGTAAGAGACCCGCAATATAATATTTTTAGATTTCATAACTCAATTAAACTTTTGCAAAATGATATTTATTTTCAAGGCAATTTATATCATGCACTTCCGATAACCGCAGAGGGTTTTGAAACAAACTCAAAAGGACAAGCCGCTACACCAAAACTGGGGATATCAGTAAGAGATAAAGACGTTCAAGCTCTAAAAGTTTTAAAAGGCTTAATGGTGGATTTAGAAGATTTGGTTGGCGCAAAAATTACCAGAATAAGAACATTTGCTAAATTTTTAGATGAAAGAAACTGGTATAAACCTGCTTTTGACAGCAACGGCAATTACACAGGAAGCGAATTAGATTCAAACGGAAATAAGATTCCACTATACGCTCAACTTCCAAAGGAAATTGACCCAGACCCAAATTCTTATTTTACTCCTGATGTTTATTTTGTAGACAGAAAATCGACTCAAACAAGCACAGCTATAGAGTTAGAGCTTGCTTCTGTTATAAATTTTGAACAATTAAAATTACCACACAGAATCTTAAACGTTAATAGGTGTCCTTGGTCTTATAGAGGAGAGGGTTGCTGTTATGAATATCAAGCAAGAGCAGAGTCTCAGGGCTTCGGGATTCATGACGGAGCAGAGATGCCGACTTATGCACCACCAGTGGCAGATGAAAATAATCAAAAAATTTCAGATGTGATTGTTGGGTACAATCCCAGCGCGAATGCTGAAAGCATGACTGTCTCACAGTGGAAAGAAGATACCCCTTATATAACTGGAGATATTGTATACGTTACGGTTTCAAAAGTTAATTATTACTTTATAGCTAAATCTGACGTACCCAAAAACCAACCGCCCCCGAACAAGATATTTTGGATTTCAGATCAATGCTCAAAAACAGTTGAGGGCTGCAAATTAAGGTGGGGGGTCGGGTCGCCAGGTGGAAGTCATTCATCAAGGGACAACAATTTACCGTTTGGCGGATTTCCAGGAGTCAGGAGAAGAACTTAGTGATTTTACTAAATAAAGTAACAAGAAGAAAAATAAAAGAACACTCAGAAAAAGATTACCCCAACGAGTGCTGCGGTCTTATTGTCGAAAGAAACAGAAAACCTGCTGTCGTAGAATGTTTAAATTCTGCTAACGATAAATTAAATAATTTTAAAATATCATCAATAGATTACCTAAGAGCTTCGGAGTATGGAGAAATAAAAGCATTGTATCACTCCCACACACAAGACGCTCATAGTGATACCTTTACTCCGTTAGATTTATTAAATGAGGGTCACGGCATTGAAGTTATTTTATACCTGAAAAATAAAAATAAATTTTTAATTTCATCTGAACATAATTATCTCAATAAATATCTAGAAAGAGATTACAAGATAGGGGTAACTGACTGCTTTACTCTAATAAAAGATTTTTATAAAGAAAACTTAAATATATGTTTTAATGATTATGATTATGATGAAGTAGATTTTTTTACCCAATCAAATTGGGAAGATGAACACAAAAGTCCATTTGACTACTTCTATACCAGAGAAGGTTTTTCAGATGTGAATTATGATAACATTAAGATGTATGACTTAATTTTATTCAATGACCCGAAAAGATATAACAACGGATACACAAATCACTTAGGAATGTATGTTGGAAACTCAACTATACTGCACCAACCTTATAATGGTGTTTCTGAACTGGCTAGTTTTGGTGGAAAACATTTAAAATACGTTAATGGAATAATAAGGCACAAAAGTTTATTTTAAAATGAGTTTAGCAAAAGTAAATTTTCATGGCAATTTAGGAAAAAGACTTGGAAAAAAGTCTTGGAAACTAGCTGTGTCCAGCGTAAAGGAAGCATTTCATGCAGTTAATATTTTAACTGAAAGAAAGCTTTCAAAAGTTCTTTTAGAAGATCACGAAAAAAGATTAAAATACCAAGTAAAAATAAACAACAAACCAATTGACTCTTCAAATTTTGATATTAATGATTTATCTACTATTTTCAATTCAGAGCTTTACATAAACACCAAAATAGAAAAAATAGACATAATACCACTACTAGAAGGAAGTGGTAATAAGGTTATGGGAACTATAATGGCGGTTGTCGGTGTTGTACTAGCAATTGCAACAGGCAATCCAGCTTTTTTAGCTATGTCTGCTGCTGGTGTTTCTGTCATGATGGCAAAACCTCCAAAGTTTGATGATTTTAGGGAAATTGAAGAAGGTAAAAAGAAAGTATCGTATCTTTTTGATGGGCCAACAAATGCAGCTAATGAAGGTGGCCCAGTTCCAATTGGTTATGGAAGGTTAATAGTTGGCTCTCAAGTTATACAAACATCGATGGAAGTAATTCAGAAAAAAACTGATGAACTAGGAACATTTAGAGCAGGAGCATAAAATGGCAGACTCGTTAGAAGGAATTGTTTCAGGAGATACCCGCATTGGTTCTATTGCTAAGACTCAAATAGTTGACGTAATTAGCGAAGGAGAAATAGATGGCTTAGTAACCAAAGAATATAAATTCGATGGAGTTGTTAGCAAAACTGGATATGATTCAGCTACTATTTTAAGGGAAAAGTCTTTTTTAGCTTCTATATTCTTCAACGAAGTTCCAATTGTTGATGAGCAAGGTTTATTTAATTTTCAAGACGTTAACATAAAAGAATCTTTTGGAACTAAAACTGGCTCAACTGATGACACTACAAGAACATCAGAAAACTTAGAGCAAATAAGATCAATAAACGAAAGACTTAGAGGCCCAACTCAAAATGGCTCAGATTTCCCAAGCGACGATGTAGATTATTTTGCTAAATATTACAGAATATACAACCAAGATTGTTCTAAAGCTAAATTAAATATTAGAATAACAGCACTAAGCACAACAAACACAAGCAGTGGAAATATCGAAGATAACACGTTAAAAGTAACCATACAAGCTAGAGCTTTATTTACCGACAAAACAGAAACCTATACTACATTTGTTGATGGGGATGGAGAAGGCAAATTAACAGGTAGATTATCAGGCCCATTTCTCAAGCCATATACTTTAAATTTTTCTGACAGATCAGATTATAATGAGCTAATACAAAATCCTAACTTTTTAGGATGGGAAATTAAAGTCTTTAGAAAAACTCCAGAATCATTAACTCAAAAAGACGCAAAAACCTCATTTGTTGATTCTTTGGTTGAAGTTTATAATAATAAATTTTCATACCCTAATAGTGCTACTGTTTCTTCTCTTTTTAATGCTGAATATTTTCAATCTGTTCCTTCTAGAGCTTTTGATGTTAAGCTTCTTAAGGTTAAAGTTCCTAGTAATTATAATACCCTCACGCGAACTTATACAAATCCAGACTCTTGGGATGGAACTTTCAAGGAAGACAAAGAATGGACAGACAATCCAGCTTGGTGTTTCTATGATTTAATAACAAATCCAAGATACGGGTTAGGTAAATATATATCAGAAGAGTATGTGGACAAATGGACTCTTTACGAGATTGCAAAATATTGTGACGTAATGGTTCCAGATGGTTACGGGGGTGTTGAAACTAGATTCTCTTGCAATCTACTTGTCCAAAGTCGAGAAGACGCATTTAAAGTAATGCAAGATATGGCTAGTATCTTTAGGGGATTAACCTATTTTGCTGGCGGTCAAATAAACGCGACTCAAGACAGACAAAGAACTCCAGTTTATCAATTTACCAACTCAAACGTTCAGAACGGCCAGTTTCAATACAGCACAAGCAGTAGGAAAGTAAGACACAACGTAGCAATTGTAAGATATAATGATAAAAATAACTTCTATAAACCAGCAATAGAATATACTGAAGATATTGATGGTATAAGAAAAAATGGAATAAGAGAAACAGAGTTAACAGCTTTTGGTTGTACTTCTAGAGGTCAAGCTGTAAGACTCGGTAAGTGGACTCTCGCAACAGAAAATCTTGAAACAAGCTCAGTAGATTTCAAAGCTGGAATTGAAGCTTCTTTAATTCAACCTGGCGATGTAATTTCAATTAGAGATAACTTTACAACAACTTTAAATAGAAATGGTGGCAGAGCAGTAGAGGTAGATGTTACTGGAAGTAATGCTGTTGTAACTCTCGATGATAAGATTGATGTTGATGCAGACAAGATTTATAAACTTAACCTATTAACCCCAACTTATAATTATAGCACTTATAACGTTACTGACATAAATTCAAGCGACGTATCAAACGGAAGAAGGTCTCAAGTCCAAGAGCTTTTATTCCAAGGAGATCAAGTATCGACGGGTGTTAATGGAAGCGTTGTAAGGTCTATAATTACATTTAGCGGTGGTTATAATTTTGACAGCACAAATTACGATGTAAAAAATAATGCTGTGTGGACTGTTTCCCCAACTGGCATTGATTATGAAAATTCAGAAAGTGTTATTGATTCTACTGATGAAATTGAGGATTACAGAGTAATTAGTATTAAAGAACACAAGCCTCACGAATTTTCTATAAACGCGATAGAATACGCAGACTCTAAATATGCTATAATTGAAGATTCTTTAGATTTTAATAATATTATTGGTGGTGTTGCTGGGGTTACTTCTACAAACACCAGCACAGTAGCACTCCCTCAACCTCCAGCTAGTTTAAGCTTAAACGAAGAACAGCTATCTCAAAATACCAAGCAAATAAGATATGAGGTGGGACAACCAAATGATCTTACCTCTTTGGCTGGATATGAAGTCTTTGTAAAAAAAGATGCTGCTTGGGTTATAGCTGATTACTCTGGCAGGTATCCATCTTTATTTGATACTTACGAAGGAAACACTGAAGCGGGTAAACTTTTCATGGAAACAAACCCTCTTCCAAACGATGAGTCTTATGTGCCTAATAGGGAGTATCTATTTAAAAATCAAAAAAGACCTGCCGAAAATGTTTTATCTGACGTTTATGTTGCCACCGAAAATACACAACATTACTTCAAAGTATTTTCTGTAAATGGAATAGGCCAGTATTCCACTGATAATGTTAGAAGAAATATAAATATTCAAAACTCTTTTCCTGTTAAAGATACTGTTATCAGTAATTTGAGACTTCAACAAGATGTTGAGCCAGAAAATCAGCCAGGAGTTCCTGACAACCAAGCTATTCATTTTACTGGTGCTAACCCAAGATTTTTGTGGGACGCCTCAATCGCGGGATCAGCAACAGAGATAACTAAAGAAACACTCTTCAAAATAACTGTAAGAGAAGATAACTCTACGAACAATGACCCAAGTTCAGAAATAAAATACCAAACAACTGGATACACTTCTGAATTACAAATAGAAGGAAGCAATACTTTTGAATTTGACATTACTACAAACACTATCAGCTTCGGTGGTGTTCCAAATAGAAAATTTGAAATTGTTGTAGAAGCTCATGATACAGCAGGAAATAGTTCTGCTGGTGGGTCATTTACTGTAGATGAAGATAATACGACATACGATAATAAACAAGGCTATGATTTAGCTAGGGTATTTAATCAGCCTGTTACTGACCCAAAAATTTCTTTGGATGATGTTTGTGAAGCAACTGATTCATTTTGCACAAAAACATCCGTAAATAGTAATAAGCAAGTAAAAATAGAATTCACCAAAAACAATTATAGCAATTCTTACGAAGGATTGGAAGGTATATTCGTGTACGCTTCAGACCAAAGTTTTACACCTGCCGATGTTGCTGGAAAGCCTCAGTCGGCTTTTGAAGAAGGTGGTGAACTTAGTTTTGTCGAAAGAAAAAGACTTCCTTTTAATAAAATAGTTACCGCAAGTTTGGCTGGAGATTTACTTACCTCAACCATGTTTGTCGGGTATAGCTTGTTTAATAAGTTTGATGAAGAACTTGAAATTGCAAAACTCGCTCCTAGTCAAGAAAATTTAATTTATGATCCAAATTATGATTTGGGGGCGCAGCTTGCTGTTTCCAATGTTGAAGAGATTAGTGTTAATAATCCTTTCGCAACCCCTAATATTCCAGAATTAATTAGTATACATAACCGTGAAAGAACCTTTACTAGTGTACAGCATGGAAGAGAAGTTGAAGTTACAAGATTTAAATTAATAAAACCAATAGGCAAAACACAACTTATATATCTTGAGTATAACGGTTATACGGCTGGTTATTGGGCGCATTACCGAGGTAATATTAGAGCTAGTATTATAGATAACTTCCGTCTTTTTTATGAAGGTAACGTTATTGATTTGGATGCTGAAGGTAGAGCGAAATTTGCAACGAGATATGGAACCTATCCAAACCAAAACAACCGAGAACGAGGAATTGATTATACTTTTCTAGGAAGTACAGTCCTAGGATTAAAAGGTGTAAAATTCCCCGAAGGCGATACTGAAGCTGGAGAAATAGTTATGCACGCCAGCTTTCCGTACGGAGCACACGGTAATTATAGATCACGTATGAACTTTGTTTTTAAGGCTCTTTGGATTTAAATTCTCTTGTCGCTGTACAACAGTCCGCCAGGTCTCATTTGATCCACAAGCTCTGCTTTAACAACTCCCTGTATTCTCTCGCCAAGTAGCTTATTTCTCTCTTGCTCTTCTTCGGCAGATTGAGTGTTTTGGCTTGCTCCTTGATTTGTTGGATCGTTTGAATTAGAAGCGTTCCCAGATTGATCAATATTGATATTGATTGAGAAATTGTTTGTGTTGTTGAGTGGTGCGTCAGTGCCAGCCGATTCGGCCATTCCTACCGCGCCACCTTCTTGGAATCTAGGCAAGCGGCCCTTGTTGATTCCGTCGAAGAAATTGACGCCGTATTTGTCTACTGATTGTTTGTTGATAACGTATTCGCCGCCCATGAGAAGCGCGGGAACGTTGTCGCGACTCATACCACCGCGAGCGAAGGCTTTGATTAAACCGCCGTTTCTTCTTCTTTGTTGATTAAATTTTGGTACATACGCAGGGCCTCCATCGGGCAACGGTAAACCTGCGTCTTGGAAAGCTTGAGCTTCTTCAGCTACCGCTTCAGGGCTATTTGCTCCGCTACCACTTAGCTCGCCAAGCCCAGCAGCCAAACCAATCACCGCTCCTTTTATGAGAGTTGATCTTTGTTGTCTTTTGAAAGCCTTCATTGCCGCTCTTTTTTGCTCTTCGTAGGCTGCGAAATCAGCTTGGTATTGTTCAAAAATACGCTCTCTCTCGAAAGCAAGCATTGCCATTGGATTGTTAGAATCCATAATTGCGAAAGCTGAAAGTTTAGAACTTCTATTGAAACTTCCGCTTGTTGGGCGACCACTGGCATAGGAGAATTCATTTTCTAGTGTTTGATTAAATGCTCTTCCACCTTTTTGGTAGCTGCTTACTCCCCCGCGATTGATTGTGTCTAAAAAGTCATGACCGTACTTATTTACCGAAGATTTTCTGATTACATATTCGCCGCTTTGTAGGAAAGCTGGGATGTCATCTCTAACACCACTACCTCCACTTACCATACCTCCTCTAGCAAACTTTTGGATAGGGCCACCGTCTTTTTTTCCGCCAAAGAAACCAAACAATGAATTCACGCCGATGTCTATTGCGTCGTTAAAAGCTTTGTCTACAACTCTATCAAACACCCCCTTGATAGCCTCTCTTAAACTCTTGGCTCCTGTGATGCCCTCTTTGAAAGCACTTTTTGTAGCTTCTCTAAATTCGCCTACTACACCTTGTGATAACTCACCTAAGTCTCTCCTTCTGTCAGAAGTTCCATAACTCAACATTGCTTCAATTGATTCAGATAAAGCTTCTGTGTATTTTTCTCCATCTTGATATGAGTTATTTAGTTTTTCTTGAGCGGCAGCTTGTAATTCCGTTGAACTTATTAAGCCCTTACCAAAATTAAAACGAGCCTGATCAGCAGCAAGAGAGGCTGTGTTGTATTGTTTGTTTAATTGATTTCTTTGTTTGATTGCATTTAGCTCTTGAGTAAAAGCTTCTTCAGAGCCTTTTCCACCTTTAGCAAATTTATCTAAAGCAGCCTTAACTTTTAATACTGAATCTGTGAAATTTTCAGTTGCATCACTTCTTGCTACTCCAGCCTCTAAAGAGCTTTTAAAGTTTTCAAGAAAACCTTCTGTTATATTAGTAAAGTCATCTGAAGCTTTGTTGCTTGGAGCGGATGCTGCGGCTGATATTAATCTGGAAAAGTAGTCATCGATACTATCGACGCCTCTACCGTCAACACCCATAAGGTTATTAAATCCTTTTAGCTCCAATCTTTGTTGAGTCTCAGCATCTATGTTTTGACCTGCTTTTTGAATTCTTTCTAGAAGCTCTTTCTGTCTTGCTGCGGCTTTTGCATCTGCTTCCTCTTTTAGTCTTCTTGCTCGTGCGTTTTCCTCAGTCGCTTGGCCTCTAGTTACATCTGCTTTCTCATTGGCTTTCCTATCTAACTCTTCTTGTTCCGCCTTCCTTTTGTCTGCGGCCTCTTTTTGCCTCTTCTGTTCTGCTTCTTCTCGTTCACGTTGGGCTTGGGCTGCTTGGGCTTCCCTTACTCCTTTTTGAATATCAGTAAAAGGCACATTAGTGCTTGTTCCTTCTCCAAAACCTTGCGGCCCCTGCGGTACAACTGGCTGGGGAGTAGCAAATTGCACTGTATCTGGCCTTTTAATTCCGCCTGGTGGAGTAATTGAGGATTGCATCATTTTGAAGAAATTTTCTTGAATCTGCAACTGTTTTTCTTGCATCTCTAGAATTTTAGCCATCTCAAAATGTTTATTAACGGCTTTTGGATCGAATTGAGCCTGTGCTGATTTTGGGTTTAGAGGTGCAGTAAAATTAATCCCTTTCATAAGGGCTGCTTTTTCTCCATATAACGCCCTATCTAACCCAAAGTCGCGCCCAGAAGCTTCTTTGAGTTCTTTTTGAAATTTTTGCACCTGCTCTTGAAAAGTTCCAATTGGGGCTGGGCCAACATCAGACATGGCTCTAGCACCACCTGGCATCTCGGCAGCGAACATTGGTAATTTTCCTAACGTTTTATCCAGAGCACTTAAATTAGGAAGAGGTGGAATAACGCCAGGAAGAGGTGGAATACCTTGATCTTTTCCCGCTGGGGCGGCTGGCGCGGCTGGCGCGGGAGGTTGACTGCTTGGCTCTTCTTTTAAAGCTTCTGTAGTTTTGTTTAGCTGAAGTTGTAATTCTTTGAGAGCTTGTTTTGAAGCTTCAATGTTCCTGTTTAAATTTTTCCATCCCTCTGGATTAAGTTCTTTATTTACCCCTTTTAAATTTTCTGTTTGTTCTTCAATATATTTTCTTTGCGCTTCAATCGACTGTAGAAGAAGGGTATCAGGCTCACCACCACTTGAGGGGGTTGACGCTTGTAAAGCAGCAGTATTATCTCGTATAGCCTTGGTGTTGTCTTCTGTAACTTTATCTGGTCGAATTATAGCTTCAGCTTGACGTAAAGCCGCATCTTTTATAGCTTCAAGCTGTTGTTCATTAATGCGTTGTCCTGGCATTAACTGACTGCTCAGAGCAGTTTTCATGTTCTCTTCAAACCTTTCAGTCAATTGACCAAGGA